CGGGCATGACCTCCATTTCGATGGGGGCGCCCACCAGGTGGAAGGCCAGTTCGGACAGGTCGGCTACGTCCCACGAACGGCGCACGTTGCCGGTCGGGGCGACGACCATCATGCGCCCGCTCGACTCCTCGGTGAACAGCATCCCCTCGCTGACCAGATGGGGCCGGGGATCGCCCGCCACTTCCGGGCCGATGTGGAGGATTTCGAGGTTGGTCGGGGACAGGGGCGCGGCCACCTGTTCCGGCACATAGTATGGCCCCGCCTCGGTGAAGATCAGCAGTTGCTCGGTCGATCCAAAGTGCAGGATGCGGAGCGAGTTATCGCTGCCGATCTTTTCCACGATGGCGTCATTGTCCGCGCCAGTGCCCACGTCGAAGTCCGTGATCTCCCCAATGGCCGAGGCGCACAGGACGTTCACCGCCTGCGGGAAGTCACCCAGCAGCAGGCGGGCGCGGTGCAGGATACAGGCGCCAGGATAGCCCCGTGCCGCGCTGATCAGTTGCTCGTCCCACTCAACTGTAGCAGCAGGGGTTGCATTCAGGGCCGATGAGGTGATGTCGGTTTGCGCCGTGGGTCCGATCAGCTTCTCGGTATCGAGAAACGATATGTAGCTGTCGAGCATTTGGACCGTGACCTCGGTGCCACTCGGCACGTCTGACACAATGCCGCGCGTCTCGCTGTCCAGGCCCGAAACCGTTTGCCCGACAAGGAACCCCGAACTCGACGAGACGGTCACATCGTAGGTCGGATACAGGTCCCCTATCACCGTCCCCGTGGCGTTCAGCGAATCGGTGACGGCGGTGATCTCGATCTCGATTCCGGCGTAGCGGATCCGGGTGCCGACATGGGTGGCGAGGAACACGGCGGCGCTGGCCACGATATCAACGCCCGTGCCCGTGTAGGCGTCCGGCTGGATGGAGATGCTGCGCGGGGCCAGGCGGTAGTAGGGCTGGCGCTTGGACGTGCCGAGGCCCGTGGCAAAGACAAAGTCGGCAAGGCCCCACGAGCCCGCCGTCAGGGTCATAAGCTGCGGGAAGAAGGACCGGGAGGTGGCCACGAACCGCCCGCTCTCAATGGCGATCTGCATGGACCGCAGGTCGTTCTCCGACCACGGGCAGGAGGATACCGACTGGATCAGCGACCCATCGAGGTTGCGGTATCCGAACGCGCCGTCCGAGAACAGCAGCAGCCGCGCGTCGTCCGACCCGTAGCCGATGGTCTCAAGGCGGGAGAAGCTGTCCAGACCGGCAAGGCGGCGCGTCCCCCAGCGGCGCTTGAAGCCACCGCCCGGCTGGAGATAGACGTTGCTCATGGTCCGGGCGCCACGGTTGCGAACCGCAGCGTCAGACCGCTTCATGTAGTCAGGGGCCAGCTCGCCCGCAGACAGGTCGTTTGTGAAGGTCCAGCGCCTAGCCACCCGTTGCCCGGCGATAGTCCGGCCCCCTCCAGTTGGTCCAGCGTTGGGCCAGGGTTGCGCGGTAGGCGCGGGTTCCCGGCGACTGGCGCCGGTCGCGGACCATGGCCCGCATGAACTTGGCGTCCGCGTCCTTTTCCTTCAGGCGCGCGTCCTGCCAGCGGTCCAGCAGTCCTTCAAGGAACACAGCCTGGAGCCGGGTCACGACCGCTTCGCCGAAGTTGAAGGACCACAGCGAGACGGACGCCCGGTGGGTGTAGGTCGCCTGATAGTCCCCCTCGGCCAGCACAAGGATCCGGTCGCCCTGAAGCGTCCACTGGCCCTCGCCAATCTGGATGCCGTCACGGGTCAGGAAGCGCATGTTGATCAGGTCGTCCGGCAGGGCATATTCGTAGCCCCAAGCGTTGTTGTCGCTCTCACCGATCAGGGTCAGGGTTTCGGTCTTGGTTGCCCAGGACCAGGCGTGGCGCTCCAGCAAGTCGCCCACGATCCCCTCGTAGTTGGCGGCGGCGACCAGCGCGGCGGCGGACCCGTCCGTCAAAGACGAAATCGACGCCTCACCTACCCGGTGGAGCGCCGCCTGGATAACCTCGATGTCATTGGCAAAACGGGGCATGTCTGCATCGTCCCCATTGGAGGGCCACGCTCAACGCACGGGAAAAGCAAAGGCCGCAGAGGCGTCCATTCCCGCTGCGGCCTTCGCGCCCTTCAAAGCTGACTGAGGCGTTACGCCTCGTCCTCTCCTTCAGGGGTATCTTCCTCGACCGGCTCAGGGGCCGGGGCCTCCGGGGCGGTCAAGCCTTCCAGCAGGGCCTTCAGGTCGGCCACCTCGGCGTTCAGGGCGTCCACTTCCTTGCGGAGTTGGAACACCATGGGATCACGCCGGGATGGCTTGTCCTCGCCCTTGGGAGCAGCCTTGGCAGCCTTCCGCTCTGCGCGGTCGGCATTGGCCTTGGCAACGGCTTTCTCGGCGTCCTTGTCCAGAGGCGACCAGGCGAGGCCGGGAACCGCGTCAGACGAGAACTCCCCGCCTTCCGGCACGATACCGGAGGCGAGGGCTACAGGGGCGGTGGCGACGTAGCGACCCACTAGATCGGGGCCTGCTGGTTGCCCATGGTGATGCCAGCCTGGATGTTGCCAGCGGTCGCGTCGGAACCGGCCACGGTGTAGTAAAGCCGGATGTAGCGTTCGGACGCCTTCAGCGGGATGCTGTCGATGTTGAACACATACCCGGCAGTCAGGGTGCCAGCGGCGATGGCTTCCGTTTCCAGGATGACAGTGGCGGACGAGAAGGCCGAGTTGTCGTCAGTCTCGACAGCCACCTTCAGGCTGGTCAGGGTGGCGAAGGCGGTGGTGACCTGGATGTGGAGCGGGATCTTCCCGCCCTTGCCCAGGTCGCGGTTGAGGGCAGCGGCGGCGCCGTAGGGGGTGCCAGCCGCCAGCAGGTCGATATAGTTGGTCGAAGCCGCCGAGGCCGTGACCGCCTGCTTGTTCGAGAACTCGTCCTGTGCAGAGAAGATCATAGAAGTCGCTCCTTACGAGACGAGGGTTTCGGTGTTGACCAGGGCGTCAACTTCGCGGATCGGGATGCCACGGTAGGTCATGACCTCCTTGCCCTCGACCTGCATCGGGGTCAGGCGCACGAAGTTGTCAGTCCCTCCGCTGTTGCTGCCCAGACGGTCCAGGCATTCCAGAACGTCGCGGTTGCAGTAGATGACCTGCTTGCCACCGGGGACGCGGCGGTTCTGGAGGCGGTAGTAGGCCGTCCGCATGTAGTCGTAGACATCGACCGAACCGGCCCGCAGGTCGGAAACGTCGATGTTGCAGATGCGGGCGTTGTAGCGCCAATCCTTGACCGCCACGCCGAGGTGCTGGGTGAACATCTCTTCCTTGACGAAGTAGGGGTTGGACGAACCGTCCAGAACCCGCTGCTCGCCCTTGTCCTCGCGGGTCACGCCGCCAGCCGTGCCCTGCGGATACAGGAGCATGGTGTGGTCGGGCGACCAGGTGACAAACCAGATCGAGGTGTTGTCCGAACCAGAGCCACCAGCCTTGATGACCTGGTTGCCGATGGAGCCGGTCGAGGCGCCGTAGCGAGCGGCCAGACCCTTGATCTTCTCAGGAGCGGTGGCGGTGTCGGAATAGAAGATCGAGGTCGCCATTTCCTGCGACATCGCTTCGAGATAGCTGCGAGCCTCGCCCAGCCGAACCTCGGCCTCGGACTGGTTGGCGGCGACGGCCAGGTCCAGAAGGCGCTTGTCGATGGACGACAGGCCCTCGATGAAGCCGGTCGTGTCATCGACCTGCTGCTTGCTGGACTTCGACTGCGCCACGCCCTGGTAGAGCTTGCCCCAGGCAACGGCGGGGAGGCCGGTGCGGATGCTGTGGCGGTGGATGGTGCCCATGTTGCACTCGACCGCAATCGCATCTTCCATGATGGGATTGAGTTGAGTCAGCAGTTCGATGGTCGCGCCAATCGCAGGGTTGGAACCCTTGTGCAGATCAGCCAGCGAAAAGAAGGAAGCGCCGATAGCGGCCATTTAAGTCAGCCTTTCCCGTAGAGTGCTTCGGCGTGGCTCAAGGGTTGAGCAGCGGCCTGATGAGGTGCGGAGATGGCGGGGGCTCCGGTCTTGGCGATCAGGGCTTCAAGAACCTCGACCGCTTCAGCCGTCACCATGCTGTCGAGCAGGGCTTGCGCCTTGTCTCCGACCTGCGCGCGAAGGGCGGCGTCAACCGCCCTGATTCTGGCCGGGGCTTCCGCACCCAGCTTGGTCATTTCCGCCTTCATGGCGGCGTCCACGGCCTCGGCCTGCGCCTTCTGGTCCGCCAGAAGTTGCCCGGCATGGAACGCCACGAAGTCGGTGAATTGTTCCTGGGTCAGGCCATGCTTGGCCGCCAGTTCTTGCGCCGCCTTGGTCGCCGGATTGTCGGCAATCAGGCGGACGGGCTTGCCGTCGATGCCCACGACGTTCTCGGGCAGGTCCAGCTTGTAGGCGCTGGCCTCGACCGGCACCGCCTCGCGCCGGGCCGCTTCAGCAGCCTCGTATTCCTGAACCTTGGTCAGCTTCTCGGACAGCGCATCCCACTTGGGAGCGCCAGCCTCGCCGTCCCAGTAGTCCTCGGGCAGGGCCTCGGGACGGGCGGGAGCAACAGGCGCGGGCGCGGGAGCAACCGTTTCAACGGTCGCCGGGGCCTCGCCTTCAAGGGGTACGCTTTCGATCATGGGCGCAAAATCGCGCGCCCCATGACCCATCTCAACGCACGGTGCTTTTAGGGCTTGACAGTCGCCATATCACGGAGTCGGTCCACCAGTCGGCGGGCTCCATCTGCTTCCCTGACAAGGGAATCGGGGGCTCCGACCGGGGTGGGTCGCAGGCCCTCCTCCATCAGGAACTCGAACAGGCGTCGCCCGTCGTGTGTTCCAGCCAGACGCGCAATGACCGTCTCGATGGGCTCTTCCACCTCGGCCTTGCGGACGGGGGCGGGCGGGCGAAGGTCGGACCACTTACGCGCCACCGGCTGCTCCCGCTGCTTGCGCCATCATGGCCATCTGCTGTTCCTGTGCGATCTGCTCATCAGTCATCATGGCCAGGTGCCGCTCCTTGGCCGTGGACTGAAGGTTCTCGATGGTTGCCTTGACGTCTACGGGGGCGCCGGTCTGCTTCAGGTTCCCGACCGCCATGGCAAGCTGCATGATCTGGTTGGTCACCTGGATATCCTCCAGGTCCTTGGCCTTGGACAGCGGCGAGATCGGGCGGACGTTCACAACGTCCCCGCCCTTCAGCTTGATATCGGGAAGCTGGCCGCGCTCCTTCAGGATCCACGCCACCCGCTCGATAATCGGTAGGACCCACTCGCGGACGCAACGGTCACGGGGCAGTTCCCGGCGCCGGGTGTTCCACGCCTTCTCGTCCATCCACTGCGTGGCGGTCGGCGGGGTCTGGCCGGGCTGCTCTGGCCGGTCCTGGTAGAGCGCCTTCTTGATCCCCTTGGCCAGCTCGTCGGACTTGAAGATCATCGCGTCAAAGCGCGTATCGACCTGCATGGGGGTTGGCGCCCTGGTCCCAATGGCCATGGGCACATAGGTTCCGGGCTCAAGCCCACCCTCGATGTTCGTCACCCCGTCCTCTTCGTAGAAGGTGACAGGATCGACGGACTTCTGGATGGCCTTCAGCGACAGGTAGGACAGTTCGTCCAGAACCCGCGAGCGGGGCGTTGCCTTGTGGGCCGGGCCAGGACCCCATGCGGAGTCGGCCTGGTGGCGGTAACGGCAGGCGATGATCGGGGCAGCGCCCGCGCCTTGCATGGTCTTTTCGTATTTGGTCTTGCCGTCAACAATGATCCGGTAGGTCCACTGCTCGACACCGGGGACGCTGTAGTCGCGGTCGCAGCCGTCATAGACAGTCAGCGACTTGTTGCTCAACATGTCTCGCGCGGTCGGGGGCGGGAAGATTGCTGGCCAGAGCTGGTGCAGGCCCGCCGGGGTCAGCGTCATCTCGCGCCAGCGCCCGGTCGTGGACCCGTCCGCGCCGCGCTCCAGCAGCAGGTCGGCAATCTCGATGGGCTGGAAGTGGATGGGCTCGAGCGGCCCCATGTCGGAGACGGCCACGGCCATCCCGGCAATCGCCCAGAAGGGGAAGCACTCTTGCGCGGCGTCCCAATAGTTGGATCGCTCGATCTCGTCCCAGATGCGGTCAGCGTAGGCCGACAGTTGCGGCTCGATTGACCGGCGCACTTCCTCGGGAAGTGACACATAGGGCGCCATTTCCACCCACCGCTCATAGCGCGGGGTGAAGGTCGAGATCATGTCGGACGCGAAGTCCTCGATGACCTCCTGAAGGGTGGTGTCGAACAGGTCGTTCTGGTCGCCTGTGCGGGCGTCCGGTTCGCGCGTTTGATCCAGTTGCCGGTAGGTCGGCATGGCCAGGCGCAGGGTGTCGTTGATCCAGTGCGCGTGGCGGCTGCGGTCCTGCTTGGCCGCCTCGATGCGGCGCATGATTTCCTTGGCCATCAGACCAGCGCCGCCAGCCCACCGGAACGTCCGCTGGATCCGCCGCCACCCATCCGCATGTTGGGCACACCACCGCCCGTGAACAGGCTGCGGGCGAGGATGTTGGCAAGGTTGATATCGCCGCCGGGGGCGCCCGCGCCGCCGACCGCCCCCATGAGGGAGCCCGTCGAAAGCTGGCCGAACCGGCGCGAGCGGCGCAGGGTGTCGGTTTCCAGAATG